ATATAGTTTATATCAAGGAAAGGAGGTGAACATGACACCATCGGAGATAATCACCAGCATCTCGCTTCTCGTCGCGAGCATCGCGGCCCTCATCAAAGCAGTGACCGGACTCATCAAGGAGATGAGACGGAAACCGAAGAAGAGGAAGTGAGCAAGGGTTCCGGCCAGACCTAGGGGCCGGAACCCCATATCTCCGATTATGCCATGGGACATCATGAGAACGGAATCGATAGTCAGCGCGGTGTTCGCGCTCGGAACCGCCGCCAGCGCATGGTTCGGCTGGCCGTTCGCGCTCACCGCCGGATGCGCCATCGTCAGCGCCGTCTTCGCGCTCATCGCCGGAAGGAAGGACTGACATGGCCGTCGAATACCTGAGCGTCACCGACGTGGCCAAGCGCCTCGGCATCAGCACCGCCGCCGTCAGCGCCTACAAGCTCCCCCAGCCGGACGCCACCATCGGACGCACGCGCGGCTGGCTCCCCGAGACCATCGACCAATGGAACGCGCAACGCCCTGGCCGCGGTGTCGGCGGCGGCAGGCCACGGAAGAAGGCGGAAGATGGCGACCATTGACGCATACGACACCAAGGACGGACGACGATGGCGCGTCATCTACCGCAAACCGGACGGCACGCAGACTAGCCGGCGCGGCTTCCAACGCAAACGCGACGCTCAGGAATGGCTGGCCGAACACGTCACCGTCGCCAAGGCCAGCGGAACGTACATCGACCCGCAGGCCGGACGCCGGAAGGTCGGCGGGCTCTGGCCGGCATGGATAGCCAAGAAGCGCGTCTCGTCAAAGGCCAGCTACGTCGAATCGCTCGAACGAGCATGGCGGGTCCATGTCGAACCGCAATGGGGCGCGCGCACGCTCGAATCACTGACCCGCGCCGAAATCCAGGAATGGGTCAGCGCCCAAGCCGAAAGCAAGAGCGCCACCGTCGTGCTGCGCAACCTCGGAATCCTGCGCGGCATCTGCGCCGACGCCGTGTCCGACAGACTCATCCCGTCCAACCCGTGCGACGGCATCGAGACGCCACGCAAGAAGCGCAAGGAGCACACGTACCTCACCGTCGAACAGCTGTTCCGGCTCGCCGACGAATCCGGCGACCGGCGGACGATGGTGCTCGTGCTCGGCCTGTGCGGACTGAGATGGGGAGAGATGGCCGGACTGCACGTCGAGGACGTGGATTTCGCCAGACACCGGCTTTCGGTCAGACGGAGCGCCACCACAGTCAGCCACGAGGTGGTGGTCGACCTGCCAAAATCCGGCAGGTCGAGGCAGGTCGTGTTCCCCAGCACACTCGACGCCCCGCTGCGCGATCGGTGCGCCGGGAGGGAAGGCCGCGAGCCGCTGTTCCCCGCGCAGGACGGAGGATATCTGGCGCGCACCGCGCCGCCGAACGACCCGACCAAGTGGTTCTGGCGGGCGAAGAGGCGCGCCGGCGTCCCTCTCGGACTCACCTACCACGACCTGCGCCACACCGCGGCGAGCCTCATGGTCAGCTCCGGAGCGAACGTCAAGGCCATCCAGAACCAGCTCGGCCACGCGAGCGCGGCGATGACCCTGGATGTGTACGCCGATCTGTTCGACGACGATCTGGACGCGGTCGGTCTGGCGATGGATTCGTTGCTGCTTCGGGAAAATGTTGCCAAAATGTTGCCAAAAACGACTGCGAGCGCGGCGTGATTCAAGCGGGAGTAAGGCTTTCGGGCTTGATGTAGCGGGATTCGATTCCCCGCATCTCCACTGATGAAAAGCCGCCAGAAATGGCGGCTTTTCCTTTATTTCCAACGGTTTGTGACTGTTGTCGATGTTTATCGAGATTACGAAAATCACGTCGTTTTCTAAAAAATGTTGCCAAAATGTTGTCACGGAACAAGCCCCCGAACAACAAAAAGCCCCTCCCCCAGCAATGCTGAGAGAGGGGCTACTCGTACTCAATGTACGAGTAGGTCATAGTTTGGTCTTCAACTCGCTGACGCCGATCAGGGCGCCGACGAACACGCCGACGGCGTTGATGGTAGTGACGAGCTCGCCGCAGTGCGGCAACCCCCACTGTGGGCCGACCACGCCGACCAGCCAAGCGACGGCCGGCAGGGCGATCAGCGCGATCCATTTGAGCACCTGATACACCTTGCCTGGCAGCAGGTAGTCGGGCTCTGTCTTGGTGTCCTTGTCCATTACACACCTCCTTAAGTGTTGCATGAAACCGGCTCCACAACTTTTAGAATCGTGGAGCCGGGATCCGGTCAGCGGAGCCGCTGGCCGGGATAGATAGTGTACGGCGGGCGGATGCCGTTGCGCTGAGCCGCGGCGGACCAGCCGGTGCCGTAGATCTTCCACAGGCTCTCGCCAGCAGTCACCACGTGGGACGTGCCGACCACACGAGCGCCGACACTGGCGGCGGTCGTACCGCCGTAGCAGACGCGGTTGCCGGGATAGATGCGGTTGATGTTTCCGCTGGGCACGCTCCACGCGCTTGCCGGCGTCCGTCCAGTGCGGTTGGCGATCGCGCTCATGGTGTCGCCGGAGCCGACCACGACGCAATACGCGCCGCCACTATTGCCAGCCACGGTGCCGCCACTGCCAGTCAGTCGGCGGTTGACGATGGCCATGACCTCGCTGTAGCGGCTGCCGAGCAGCTGACGGCGTTGCGGGTCGTTGCCGTACTCGCCACGGATCACGGCCGAGGCGAGCGTGTCAGCGTCGGCCACCGGCGCGCCGTTGGTCTTGTTGTTCTTCGGCGGCGTGGTCGTGTTGGACGTGACGGAGGATGCCGGAGCGCCGGCGTACTTCGCCCAGGTCACGGCGTCGCCGTAGAACCAGTTGACGTCCACCGCGCCGCCGATTCCGCCGACCGACCCGGAACTGGAGTACTGCCATGCGGCCGCGAACGGCCACGGGCTCACGAAGTACGGGACGGCTCCCGGATTGCGGAGCCGGTCGCCGGTATAACCGCGCGGATAGCCCGCGACCCACAGGCCGGCGTTCGTGGCCACGACAGCCGACCAATCACCGGTCGGAATCATGGCCGCGCTCATGTAAATCAGCGGGTTGACACCCCACGCGGCTTTCACGCGGTTGACCCACCTGAGCGCCCACCAGGTCTGCTTGCCCCAATATCCGCCAGGAGCGCTCGGCTCCCAGTCGAGCACCGGGATGGCCCTGCCGATCATGCCGCGCGCGCGGGCCTCGGACACGAACTTGTCGGCCTCGGCCTCCGGCGTGCTGGTCTGCGGGCTGGCGAAGTCGTAGGCTCCCTCGCGGATGCCGGCCGAGCGGGCCGCGTCAAGCTGGCAATTGGCGTAAGGATTGACATATCCAGTGCCCTGATTGAGCTTGATGAACGCGAAATTGACGCCCGCGGCCTTGGCCTGCGCGCCGTTCCAGCAGCCTTGATAGCTTGCGGTGTCCACGCCGGTGTCGGCCGACGCGACAGGTGCCGCGATCATGCAGATGGCGATCATGGCGGCGGCGAATGGCTTGCGCCAGTCACGCGGCAGTCGCTTGTGTTTCGGATGGCTTTTGTTGAGAATCTTCACAATCCTCCCTCCCGCCCCTTGCGGGGCAAAACAAAAGGCCGCCCACACCGGGCGGCCTTGGAAAAATCGATGTCAGCGCATGTGCGCACCGTGATTGAAAATGATGATGAGCGCGAGGAGAAGCAGGTAGGCTCCTCCAGCGATGGCGAGGTGTGTCATTGCCGTTCCTCCAAGTATTTTTCGGCGGCTGAGATGATCCAGCATTGCGCGTCGAGTTTTTCGAGCTTAGCCAGCTCGTATCGGACGGCCTCACTGTGGTCGTGTGACTGGTCGCCGTAAATCAGGCTGATGAGCGTGTTTTTGATGGTGTCCCTGCACAATTCGTCCAGCCGCCCGTCAAACCGTTCGGAACGTTCGCCGAGCTGCCTCGTCTTGGCGAAATGCTGGGAAAGCACCGAATTATAAGGCAATCGCTCGGGGTTCACGTGGCTGTAAAGCCCGGTCGCGAGCGATTCGAGCGCCCCCGGCCAGATTTTGAGACATAGTGTGATTACCGCGCACGCGCCACCCACACCCCCGAAACCAGCTAGAAAATTTTGCAGCACATTACATCTCCTTATGGAAAAGCCCCGCACGCGGCGGGGCTGGATTGATTGAGATTAGTAGGGGTGGTCGGCGGCGGCGAACACCAATGGCAGGTTGGCAGTTTTGAGCATGGTCACCAAGCTGGCGTCCTCGTAGCCGCACAGGCGGGCGAGCACGGTAACACCGGGGAAGATCGCTACGGTGTTGTTGTCATTGATGCCGATCATGGTGCCGCCGTCTGCCCTCTCCCACACGACCTTCGCCAAACCGTCCTGCTCGGGCGGGTACAGCCAGCTGACACCGCTGCCGGTGACGGTGATCTCACACCCCTCGCCAGTGGTCTTCGCCTCGGCCGTCATGCCGGACGGCGTCCACGGTTTCACCGGGGCGCGATCCTTCATGGTCGGCGGATTGTAGAGATTCCGTATCCTCACTCAGACCACCCCCATTCGAGGGCGGCTAGTATGCGGCGGTGTCCTTGTCGAAGCAGCTGACACCAAGCGATTGCATGACCTGCCAATCCGAATCGGCGAAGTATCCGCGGCATTGGAGCGTGACCTTCGCGCCCGAATTCATGACCAGGCCCGTGTACCAGTTTGCCGTCCGGCAAATCGCGACGCCATTCTCGAGGGTCACACCATTGGCGGTCGCCCTGATGCTCCCCTGCATGTCCTTGAGGATTGCCGTGCAGGTGCCGCCGGATGACGGCATGGGAAGTATGATGTTGCCCCACAATCGCAGCAGCTGGCTGTCCGCTGTGGCCGTGTACGTCTGACCATCCACAGTGCCAGAGAAGAAGTTGCCGTTCGAGATGATGGTCTTGGTGGCCTGCGCCGTATTCCGTATAATCATCGCCGACCACCCGCCTTGACGGGGCTAGTATGGCGCGGTCTGCGCGGTGAAGAAGCTCGGAAGCCCCCCCCCCGAAACAAAAGCGTCGTATGCGGGTTTCGATTCGATGGCGATATCACGGCAGGTGGTCCCATCCTGTGCCTGCATCAGCATGTCCGTGGTCTTGTTCAGATGGAATTCCGCTTCATTCATGGCCTCGCCCAGTTTGGCGTAACGTTTCCAGTTGGTGTCGCCCACGAAGAGGATGCCGCCCGTCTTGCTGACATGCCAGTCGCCCTGCGGGAGACTGCCGATATCGATGCGCTTGTTAGGCACCGTCGTATGGCTCGAATAGGCAAGTTTCCGTCTCATCACAATTCCTTTCCGGTCAAAAGCTTCCAATCATCCCATTCCTTGCGCCACACCTCGCGGATACGGTCGATGAGGAAGCACATCACGTTCGAATCGTCACCCACCGACCCCGTGTAATACTTCAGGCCGTTGTGCAATTTTTCCGTGCGGCACCAGAGACTGCCCACGGGCGCGGTCGTGGGCCGGTCGGATTGGACGAGGATCTGTTTCGACGCGGAAGGCGGATACGACACAGCCGTGTCGGCGACATAAACGAGACGGTGTTTCGTCGCATCCTGCTTCGCTGGATTAGACCACGCCTTGTCATTGCCGTCACGTTGGAAAGCGATACTGAAGCCCGACTCGCCGCCATAGTCGAAGACACTCTTGAAAAGACCATTGCCCAGGCTTGTCATCGTCACACTGCCGTGAGGCTGACTATCCGAGGCGGCATCGGTCAGCAGACGCCAATACATTGTCACGGTCTTCGTGGTATTGGACGGCGAATGGTAGATCACGGTCATCTTCGAGTCCGAATCCGGCGCGTTTATCCCGACCACGGCTGGCTGGTAGGCGTCGTTTTTCAGGGCGGCGAGCATGGTGGTCGGATTCGACGCGAAGGACAGGAGATTCGAATCCGTCATGGTCGCCACCGTCGTGTCATTGACGGTGAGTGCCGGAGCATCGACCTGCACTGTGTGCCCGTCCGCGTACACCGCGACGGCCCCCAAGCGGAGTTCGGGATGGTCGCTGTAGAGCGCCTGCGAAGTGAAGTCCACCGGTTCGAGCCACACATCCGTGAGGGTTTCTGCGGCGGGCGGCCACACCTGCGCGCCATCGTAGAGCGCGTTCCAATACACCGGCCGACCGGTCTCGTCCACGCCGAAGACCGGTTCGCCCACTCTCACGCCGTTCAACAGCACGCCCATGTCACGCCTCCTGCGAGGTGTCGGCGGTGGCGTCCTTGGATTCCGCCGTATCGGCCTTCTCCGCCGTATCGGTCGTGGATTCCGTCGGAGTACCGGCCTTATCCTCGGTCTTATCCTCGGTCTTGTCATCGCCGGTCGCATCCGACACCTTGTCCTGCACCTGCTTGACCGCCTCATCGATGGCCGTCAACGCATCCGAAGCCTTCGACTCCACAGTAGCCTTCGACTCGCTGATACTATCGGCCACAGACTGCACCGCAACGGCATTCGCGGACACCTGCTGCACCGTATCAGCCACCTGCTGCGCCGACTGAGACGCCTGCACGCTCGACGCAGTGGAAGCATCAGACGCAGCCCGAGCCGCATTCGCGGCCTGAGCCGCCACAGCCGACTGATCCTCAACCACCGCGCGGGCGTTGGTCAGATCCTCAAGAATCTGCGACGCTACCGTCTTCGACGCGCTCTCCGAGTAAAACACCATCTGCCCCGGATTAGCAGCCGAAAGCATCTGAGCCTCCTCCAGACTGGAAGCCAACAAATAGGTCAACGCCGCACCGGAATTAAGCGCCGGAGCCAAAGTACTAGCGTCCACATCCACCAGGTCCGCGAATTCCACGGCCGTCTCACTGTCAGGCACGTCCACATAGCGTCGGAACTTCCACAAGTCCGTGTCTAATCCGATGGTGACCTCGTAACAAAAAGTGTTGTCGGTCGGTGGAACCGTCACGGTCGCCTTGCCTTTCGTGCCAAGTGTGACTTCGAAGCCTTCCCGCACGACGATGCGTGAGTCGTTGCGGAAGCGTTCGGTTGGAATCACTCTCACGATGGCGTTGGACAGGTCGGCGATGCCGCCGATACTGAGTTTGCCGAAGTCGAAATTGATCTTGGTCATCCGTGTCCTCCTTTAGAACAGTGGTTTGAAAAACGGGTGGAAAACCCACAGGTCGGAACGTTTCGCCGGAACAATGCCGACTGTGGGTTTTCACAAGGTGAAAGGTAAGAAGAATGCTGTTGGAAACGTTCGTGGATGATGTCTGGTGGCCGTCCTGCGCGAGGCTCCGCGAAAACGCTGTGCGATAATCCACTTTCCAATCGGCATTCACTTCGGTGAGGGGTACGGAATGCTATTCAGGCGAGAATGTAGGTCATCGTCCCGGAGAACGTGCCGCTGTTCTGCGCCGCGCCACAATTGGCATAACGGAAATTGCCATTCGTTTCCAGAATGAAATCACGCTGGCTGCCACCATCACGCCCCGACCACGTGCCATGCGTGACGACCGCAGGCCTCCAACCCTCCGGAATTGTACCGAACTGTCCACTGCCCCACGAGTCAGGGCTCGCGTTTTTCCAGTTGATGCTGATCTGCGCGATCTTGCCAGACTTCACGCCGGTCACGGTGCCATACTGCGATTTAATCAAAGTCTGGGTTACGGAATCCCACAAAGCCCCCCTCGGCGTGAACAGGCGTACCGGCGTTCCCACCGTGATGCCATCCAACGGGATACGCCAAAGCTTCTGATAGGCGTTGGTCGCGCCGGACAATATCTTGCCGGACGGAACCGTAGGGTCGGCCGCGGCGGTCTCGTCCGGTGTGCCCTTCAACACGGTCAATTCCACCGTTTCGATGCCACTCGTGGAATCTCGATGGTAATGCGCGGCGATGATGTCGTTCCGCTTCATGCCCTGGGAGCCGTTCGCGATAGTCACGGTCTCCGCCGCCGTGATATGCCAGTCCAATCCTTGGATGGACGCGCAACCCGTGCCGATGGTCGCCTTGTTCGCACTGCCCATCGTGCATTTCAGCACGTCACCCCAATCGAACACCATATCAGACTTGCCGAATTTGGCCTGGTGGATGATCGCCTTGTCCTCGCTTGAGATGTGCGCGACTCCGGCTTTTCCGTCGACGAGTTCGATGGTCAATTTTCCATCACCTTCCTGATATTGTCTCCTTGACGACGCTCTGGCCCACCTCGCATGAGGCGGTCATGATGCCGTCTAAAATCTTGATGATGCGTTTGGTGACCTTCGCGGTCACGGTCAATCCGGTGTTGTGGTCGGAGGCGGTCACGATGTCGTCAACCTTGAGTCTTTCCCCGATGGATTCGGAGAGCGTCACGTCCACCGTGCCGCCGGTCTGCAGTTCCTGCAGGTGTTTCATGGTGTTGTCGTCCAATGTCTTCTGTTCGGCGCAGCTGTAATCGTAGATTTCACAGACCTCGTCCACGCCGGTGAGCGTCTGCTTTCGCGAGACGTTGCCCCGCGCGTCCGCGTACCATTCGCTGACATACCGGTTTTTGAGGTCCTGCTCGCCGAGGCCGATGAGATGGTTGACGGTCCGGTGCTTGGTCTCGGCCCTGAAGTCCACGAGGTCGGAGTCGACGGTGTTGCCGATGGTCTCCACCGGTGCGATGCCGAGCAGGATCCGGTTGTCCCTGGCGTTGATGTCGAGGCGTCTGCCGCATGATGCGAGCAGATTCCGCAGTCCGGTGTAGGCGTCCACGTAGCGCGGATCCTTGAAGACCCAATTGGTGACGGTGCTTTGGTCGTCGGAATCGACTGTGAGCACGGAATCCAGGCCGATGCGCCGCACGAGGTTCCTGACGACTTCCGGCAGTTTGCCGGACATGGTGAGGTAGTCCTGCCCGCTGTCCGGTCTGATGATCTTCGAGACGAGCAGTCCGGTCCATGTGCGTCCGAGCCATGTCACCTCGGACGCGCCTGACGTGACGGTGGTGCGCATGTCGTCGATGCGGCCGCCTATCTCGGTGCCGTCGACCCACCACCACCAGCCGCGTGCCGGCGTCGGCGCCGGATCGGCGATGGCCAGCTCGAAATCGTTTTCGTCGGTGCCGGACGCCCAATCGAGCGTCACGTCGGAGACGCTGCCGCGCGGAATCAGCTTGGTGTCGGCTAGGATAATGTCGACCATGGCACGCCTCCGGACTGCTGGTAGAGGGTCAAATCGATGCCGAAGTTGGCGGAGATCTCCAAAAGCCTGGATCCCGCCGGTATCGGTTCGAAAATGTATTTTCCGCCGCCGGCCCCATTGCCGCGCTGGCCGTGGGCGAAGATGTCGGTGATGTCGCCGTTGGTCGCGACGAGCTTGATGCTCTTGTCCAATCCGGTGGCCGACAGTGCGATGTATCCGCCTGATGGGATGGTCACGTCCGAGATCTCGTACCGGTTGCTCCCGATGGTGAAGGACGGATTGGAGCACGGTCCGAAGATCGTCGCAGCGAATTCCGCGGGCTGGACTCCTGGATTGGAGACGAGCATCGCGATCTTGGACGTGCCGAGGTCGGTGGGCAGGTCGGTGGGCAGGTCGAGCTGACCTCCGGTGCCGGCCGCCATGGGGAAGAAATGCTGTGTCGGCAATGCCTTGCGCCACACGCCGTCACACAGGACCACGGTGCAGTCGAGCTGCGCGTAGTCCGGCATCGGCAGCATGCCGAGGCTGGATGCGACAACGTAGGCGCGCTGCGTCCATTCGCCGTTGACGGTGATCCTTCCTGGCCGCTGCGCCTGCATGTCCATGTCGAACAGGGCGCACGCGTCGTCCAGGAGCGTCGGCTGTTTGGTGCGGATGGTCATCTTGGAGGTGATGGCCGACCGGCTCACGCCCTTGATTCCACGGGCGGCCAGAGTGTAGGTCCACGCGTTCGCGCGCATGTCCTGCAAGTCGGCCACCCACAATCCGTCCCCGTCGAGGTCGATGGTCCGGCCGTCGTGGGCGCGGTAGCTAAGCTCTCGCATATTTTCGGATCATCCTCCCCAGGTCTCGGTCGCTGATGGCCGACACGTCGGACGCGGCGCTGATGATCGCGCCGAGGTCGTTGTGCAGGCTGGTGATCGCGGAGACGACGGCGCCCGTGTCCACCATCACGTTGACGTCCGGCAGGTTCCGGCTTGTCGAGAACGCTTCGCGGGGGATTTTCCGTTCGTTGAGCAGGCGCATGTTCTCCACGCCGTAATAGGTCGTGGCAGCGGCGTTTTGGACGTATTCGCCGCTAGCGAGACGTGCGTTGAGCAATTGCACGCTATCGCTAAGCGAATTGCCGGCCGCCCATGCTGGGTCGACGTAGCCGGTGAACATGCCACCTCCGGCGAAATGCTGGAAGGTGCCGTCGGTGAACATGCCACCTGTGTAGCCACCCTCCTTCTTCGTCTTCTCCGTGACGGTGAAGGTTTTGTCCGCGATTTTGAAGTTGTTGATGGACTGGAGCACCGGAGTCGCCTGGTCGTTGACCGAGGCGGTGCTCTTCTTGTCGGTCAGCCTCTTGCGGTTGACCGCATCCACCTTCGATGACGCCTTGTCGGTCGAATCAAGCGTGTTGCGCTTGTTCGCCAGCTTACGCGAATTCGCGCGGGCGACTATCTGCGACGCGAGATCGTTTGATGTCAGGGTGTTGCGCTTGTTGGTCAGCTTCTTCGCGTTGGCCGCGTTGACCTTCGGCGACGCGTTGTCTTTGGCGTCGAGCTTGGCCGTGGCCTTCTTGCCGTTGAGCTTGCCAACGTTTGATGAGGCGGTCTTGGCCTTCTTCGATGCCTTGTCGGTCGCATCGATGGTGCCTTTGACGTGCTTCTTGCCGAAGTCGTCCATCATCTTCTGCGCCTTCTTGGCGCTGGCCGTGGCCTTCTTATCGTCGGCCTCGAGCTTGGCTTTCGCGATCTTCTTGTTGAATTTGTCGAGGTTGGTCTCGGCGCTCTTGGTCTTTTTCTTGGCCTTGGAGTCGTCCACGTCGAGTTTCGGATGGTTGCCTTCCGAGGTCTTCTTGATGTTGTCGATCGCGGCCTTGATGCTCTCGGAGCTCAGACCCCAACGGTCGGCGAGGTCGTTGGCTGCCTGCTCCCCCATTCCCGACGCTTCGGCCTGTTTGATGAGGGCTTCGCGGGCGTCGGCGAGCACGCCTTTCGCGCGGTCGATCTCGCCATTCGTAAAGTTGGTGTTCTCGCCTTGCTTGAGGATTTTCTCGGCGGCGTTCTGCGCGCTGCTGGCGATGTCCTCGAGAGCCTGCTTGGTCTTGGTGCCCTTCTCCGAAAAGCGATCCAAAAGGTCGCCGTTCTGATTGAAGACGACGCCATTGTCCTTGCAGGTGTCCGACAGCTGGCCGATTTTTTGATTGAGCTGATCCACGGCCTCGTCGGCGGTGAGGTTATTGGATTCCAGGCCGAAGAGCGATTTGACGAGTCCGTCGATTTCCTCGGCCGCGTCCTTGGCGCTGCTTCCGAGGTCCTTGTTCGCGTTGGCGGCATCCTTCGCGGCGGCGGCAGACTTGCCGTCAGCATCTACCGCGTTCTTGGCTGCCTTGCTTTTCTCATTGGCCTTCTTGGAAGCATCATCGTAGGCCTTTGATTCCTCTTTCAGGGCTTTCTTGATGGCGGATGCCGCAGTTGCGCCAGGGCCGGGCTTGTCGATTTCCTTGATCTGCTTGTTGACGCGCTTCAAGGCGGCTTCGTTGCCCATGGCGGCGCTGGTCATGTCGGTCAGGCTGATACCCGCCTTGTCAAGCCATGTGGTCAACTTGACGCCGCCACTGCTCATATCCTGATAGGCTCCGGCGATTTCGGACGCGACATCCGAACCGGACTCCAGGGCGCTTTCCAGCTGCTCGGATGCCGCCTTAGCCTTCTGCTGCTGAGAAACAAAAGCCGATAACGCCACGCCGGCCACCGTCAGCGCGATGCCCCACGGTCCACCGAGCAAACTCATCACACTGCTGCCGACAGCCTTGAAACCAGCGGTCTTCAGTTCGGCTCTGCTGGCGCTCGTGCCGAAAGCCTCCATCTGCTCGGAAGCGCTCATGGAAGACGCCTTGAACATTTGGAAAGCGGTCTGCGCGGAAGCCAATGCGGTCTTGACCCTCTGGATCGGGTCGACGGCCAATCCGATATTGTTGGCCATCGTGCTGGTGCTGCCGTTGAGATTGCCTGCGGCCTTGTGGACGCCGCCGAGCACACCGCTGAGAGCGGCCATGACGATGATGGTCTGCTGCGCGCCGGCCGGAAGGCTGGCGAAGGAGTCCACGAGGGTGTCAAGCCCCTGGACGAGTTTGCGCAGTGGCCCTTGCGCGCCTTCGCCGATGGAGATCATGAGCGATTCCATGCTGCCGGAGAGGTTTTCGAGGTCGCCTTTGAGGTTGTTGTTCTTTGCCGCTGCCTGTTCGGCTGCGTATCCGCTTTCGGATACCGCCTTGGTCCAGTTCCTGACGCCTTTCTCTCCGGCGTCGTAGAGGTAGTTGGCGGCCTTGATGGCGTAGCTGCCGAAAATTGTCGCATTCGCCTGGTTGCGCTGTTCCTGCGTGAGGTTTTTCTCGGCTTTTTGCAGCTGTCCGGCGAAGTTGGCCATACCGACGAAGTTGCCGGAAGCGTCGTATGCGCTGATGCCGAGCTCCTTCATGGTGGCTGCCGCGTCGTTGGATGGCGCGGCGAGCTTCATGAGCATGCTGTTCAATTGTGTGCCGGCTTCGGCGCCGATGGTGCCGTTCTGGGCGAAGAGGCTGAGGACGCCGGTGGTCTCCTGGATGCTCATGCCGAAGCTATTGGCCTGCGCGCCGCAGTTGTTGAGCGCTTCTCCAAAGTCGCTGACGTTGCCGACTGCCTTGCCAGCGCCAGCGGCGAGCGTGTCGGCGACCTGCGAAGCCTGGCTGCCGGACAAGTGGAACATCGACAATGCGTTAGCCATGTATTCCGCGGCGTCGCCCACGGCCATGCCGTCCGAGGCGGCGAGGTTGAGGGCCCCTGTCAGGCCGCCGGAGAGTATGTCGGTGACGCTCATGCCGGCCTTGCCGAGGTCGTTGATCGCGTCGGCTGATTCGCTGGCGGAGTAGACGGTGCTTGCGCCTGCTTCGATGGCGGCTTGGCGGAGTTGGTCGAGTTCAGCTCCGGTGGCTCCGGTGTTGGCCTGCACGGTGCTCATCTGCTGGTCGAAGTCGGCTGCCATCTTGATGGATGCGACGCCGAAAGCGGCGGCGGCGAGTCCGGCGGCGGTGAGGCCGCTGGTGATGAGCGCGCTCTTGCGGCCGGTGTTCTCCATGCCGGACGCGACGCTTCGCGCGGTCGATCCGGCACGGGTCATAGCCGCCTCATAGGAGGCGGTGTCGGCCATCAGCCGGATGACGATGTTCTTGTTCTCAGCCAAAGCATCCTCCAAAAATGTCAACAGGTCAGGTGCGCGGTCAACGCGTTCGCGGCCGGATTGTCCCTGCCATTCGCATCAGTCCACCGTTTCATGGCCTGCTGCATGTGCGCGGTGGCCCAGCAGACGCTGGTTTCGGCATGCAATGTAAGTTCGGCCTTCGGGTCTTGGCAGATCGAGCGCGGCAAGCCACACAATGGGCACAACGAACGTTCGTATTCCGCCAACGAGCGCATCCAATTACGCTCCGTCTCATCCCATTCGACCTCATCACCCCTGCTCGGCCGCCAGCCCATGAAACGTTTGTAGCTGATGCCGAGCTGGCGGCAGATCTTAAGATCCTCAACTAGCTGCGGAGAACCTGCGAGGCGAGGTCGAATGCCGCTTTTGGGTCCGCTGCGGTGCCGTTCAGTTCGGCGATGGCCTGCCAGAGCGGCGTGAACTGGCCATCGGTGAGTTCGTCGAACAATGCGCGGAACGCCTGTTCGGTCTTGTCCTCGTCGGCCACCGGCTTGCCGCCGATGGTCGCGGAATCAAGCATGAGCGGCAATGCCGCGGCTGCGGTGCCGAACATGTCGTTCGTGCCGTTCTCATTGCGGTGCGCGGCCAACACCTGCGCCCACTTGCTCACCGGCAATGCCCGCAACGTGAGCTTCAATGTCTCCGCATCCGCCTGTTCGCGTAGCTCTTCGATGCGCCGCGCGGTGGCCTTCGCCTGCCGGTTCGTGCCAGCCTCCGTAATCTGTTCGCGCGTGGCCTCCTCGGCCAGCGCATCACCCAATCTGGCGATGTCCTCAGCGATCTGCTGGTTGAGGATGATGTCGACCTCACGCGTGCGCCTGGTGACTTTAAGCATATGTGTTCCTTCGCTTCAAGATTCATGTTCCTTTACTGGGAAAGAGAAAAAAGAGTGTCCCGCACCGGCGAAAGGAACAAAGTCCGACGCGGGAAGAATTGTCAGGAGACCTTCACGTTCTCCGCCCAGCCGGGCGCCTTGATGGTGAAGTTGACCTTGGAGCGCAGCACCGTGTTGGCGGCGATCGCGTCCTTGGCACTCATGCCGATGCGGACGGCGTAGATGTTGACCACGTCGCCGGCCACGAAAGTGGAATCGGTGTCCTTGCCATATCGACGGACAAAATAGCCTTCCGCGCCTTCCTTGAGCGTTTCCATTGCGGTGTTCTGGTTGGCGTGCTCAGTGTTGGTGTTGTCGATGACCTCGACGGACGGGCCGGAGATCTTCTTGCGCCCCGGGTTTTCGTAGTCCATGGACGAGTTCTCGCGCTGGTCACTGATCGTGTCCTGGCTTGGAGAGCAGGACCAGCCGCCCAGTGTCACATAATTCGACAGGTCGGTGCCGGCGCCGATCTCGGCGGCGGTCGGCTTGTTGATGTTCTTGATGGACGGCACCCAGATTGTGTTGACCTTGCCGTCGGCGGGGGTGGATGGAATCTCCACGCCTAGATTGAGGACCATATTCGCTCCTTAAGACGAAACCCCTCGCGGCTAATGCCGCAAGAGGTTGGAAACATTGGTTTTAGCGGTCACATGCGTGACCAGTTGAATTTGAAAGTGAGCAACCTGCATTGGTAGAGCAGTGACGTGTCTTCGGCGGTGAGTCCGGCGGCGTAGGCGCCGGAGTCGGAGAAGAGGGTGAGACAGCCGGTGTCGAAGCCTTGCGCCACGAAACGCTTTCCGGTCAGACCGGGGACCATGAGATCGTCGGCGATGACGTTGACGGAATCCGCGGTGGTGCTGACGATACGCACCTGCAGTGTTCCAATGCCGCAATGAGGGCGTTGCGTCTCTCCGACGATGTGACCGTTGGTGGTCACCGTCTCGATCACCCACGGTGGCTTGTCGGTCGGCTTCGGCGCAGTCTGCCGGTACACGGCCCAACCTTTTGCTGGCTGTGGGACATGGTCGAGGATCGTGTTCGATAAGGTCATTATCGACTGCATCAGAATCCCTCCACGGCCGCACGCGCCACGTACTCCGCGAGCTTCGGAAGCTCTTCCTCGCCATGCTCGTAGAACCGGTGCGTGCCGCCGCCACGCGCGGTGCCGAAGAAGGCGATGTTGGCGAGGCTGCCGGCGCCACCCTTCGACGGGCCGATCTCGGCTGTGATGCGTCCCGGCGCTTCCTTCACCTCGTAGGTGATAGGGATGCGTCGGAATGCCTTGTTGCCGGAGCTGGCGAGGTCTTCGCGGATGTCGTTCTTGACGTTCTGCGCGCCTTTCTTCACGGCCATGGTGATGGCCGCGCGGCGGGCGACGCCTTTGGCGAGCAGCTTGTCGGCGAAGGCCGTCAACTGCGAAGCGTCGAACAGTCCACTCATGCGTCCTCCTTCACATTCCAACGGCAGGCGGTGGCGTGCGTCTTCTCGCTTTGAGGCGAGACGAGCCTGAGCCGCCTGCCGACGAGCAGCGGATTCGCGGAGTCCGTGACTTCCACCACGTCACCGGCGCGAATGCCTGGAGTGCCGTATGGAAAATGCACGTACAAAGACCAGACCAACGAGACGGCGCCCATGGCCTGCGCCGCACTACCCTCCGTCTGCTCGCTGGCGAGACCGCCCGAGGTCTGCACCTTGCACTTGCCCTGGTACACCTGCTCCGTGCCGGTTTTCGGCAGTCCCGTGTCCGGATCCGTGGTGGACTCGTCTGGGCGGGTTACCGTGCATTGGTCGGTCATGAGGCCTTCCGCGTCACGGCGGGCCTTGGAGAGGAATGATGCGCTGATTCTCATCGGAACACCCCTATCGAAGAGACGTTCGCGCCGAAGCGGTTGCGCAGGCTGCGCTTGGTCGCTTCCGGCAGTTTGGTCACGTCGATTTGGGCGGCATCGCCTTGCGCGTATCCGACCTGTGCGTCGTCGACACGTTCGTAGCTGACGCCGACGTGGGCGCCGGGGCCTCCGTCCTCGAGCTGGTGGAGTCCGGCTGCGACGTACGAGCAGACCAGTCTGACAATATCGGCGGGTATCGGATTCCAGCCACCCGTGAAGGTGACGGTCACGACCGACGGGATGCGCCCGAAGGGGCTCCACGGCTCTTCGCGGTAGAGTGCGGATCCGAGGAGCCGCCAGTCGTCGACGGTCTTGCCGTCGATGAGCACCTTGGAGACGCTTCTGACGGCCTTGCATGGCAGGTCGAGTTTCCTGGACTGTTCTCCGGGGATGTCGACGGTCCATTCGCCGAGGGTGATCGGACAGCCGGCGGCCGAGCGGACGGCTTCGGAGACCGAGTCGAGCAGACTGGTTGCCGTCTGCTCATCGGTCACTTCGATGCCGTTATGTTTCAGGTCGTCCAAGGTGGCCAGTGCGGTCATTTCAGCCTCCGATCATCGGACTCGACTACTTGCCGCTCTTCTTGCCTGCAGCAGCATCCTCTTCACCGTCGCTGTCTGCGGTGGTACCGCTCACGACAGGGGTCTGCGCATCCTGCAGGGAACGACCGGTGGTGGTGGAGAGGTTCAGGGTAATCTTGGTCAGGCACTCGGGGCGGATGACCTTGGCGCCGTACAGGTCGAGGCCGCGCACCATATCGGCGAAGTCGGTCTGCATGCGCATAGCCTCGACGTTGCTGACCTGCTGTGCGAAGGTCACGGCGGCGTTGGTGCCGGCGAGAATGGACTGCGTGTCCGGGCTGGCGGACTTGTGCGGCACATTGTTGGACTTCACGACGGTGAAGCCGCGCACCTGGCCGACCACGCCGTTGAGCAGCGTATTATGGCCCGCTTCTGTGCCTTCGATGAAGCGGGAGTCCTGCAGCAGGAGCGCGTAGAAGTCTGGGCTGACGACGAGCCAGCGTCCCTCGTCAGGCACGTTCTGCACATCAAGCTTCCGTCCGGCTTCCACGACGGCGAGATACGCGTCGGCGGGGGTGCCGACGTCCACGGTCTTCGCCGGCGTGCTGACGGCAGTGTCCATGAGATTAGAGATGTAGTTCTCCACGTTCTTCATCATGTTGTAGGCGGCGGAATTGGTGAACTTTCCAGTCATGTCCGCCTTGGCCTGAGCCTTGTCGAGGTCGTTGACCTTGAAGGCGAAATAGTCGGACTGATTGATTTCAAGAACGGCTGCTTCCTTGTCATTGACATCGTCGACGGTGATCGCCTGGCCGCGGACGTACTTGCGCACAGTCACGTCGTCGTATCCGGTGATGTGCACGGTATCGCCGGCCTCACGGATGTCGCCCTCGTAATCGCGGTTGCACAGGCTCGGGAAGACGAGCTTCGCGCGCAGGGCTTCGAGGATGGCGGCGGACCATACCTCGGGGATGAAATTGGTGATTGCCATTGCTGGTGGCCTCCTTACTTGCTGCGGCCTGCGAGCAGATCATCCAGACGGCCCTTGCGGCGCGCCTCCTCGATCTGCTTCGGGGTCATGTTCTTCAGATCGTCCCTGGTAAGCTGTCCCGCCTGATGATCGCCATCGCGGACGCCCGACGGTGGGATGATTCCCGCCAGGCCAGCATTGTTCCCGCCTTGCGCGAGATACGGGTGTGCCGTGACCAGGGCGTCGATCTTCTCGCCGATCGCCTGCTGGTCGTATCCTCCCTGATCGTCCGCGGTCAGGTCGGAGAAGTCGATGAGCTTCAATGCGTCGCTTGGATTGATGAGCTTGCCGGTCGCCGCGGCGGTGACGTTCGCCTGGAGCACCTGCTTCTGCAGGCCGGCGATGGTAGCCTGCGCGGAGTCGAATTCCTTGCCACGCTGCTCCCAGTCGGCCACCTGCTTCTCAAGGTCGTCCACTCGGTCGGCCTTCTCATAGGCGGCCTTGAGCTTCGCTTCGAGGTCGGTGTTGACCTTCTTCTGGCCGAGGAACTTGTCGTGCCAGTCGATTGGCGGCTCCTGTGCGCCCGGAGCATTGGTGTTCGGATCCTGCTGCTGTCCATCTGACATGATGTTTCCTTTCATTCGGTGTATATCTCGCCGTTGCTGGCAAGCCAGCGGCGATACGAGTTCTCGGCCTTCGCCAGCACGTCAGGCGTGACCGGTTTGCCGGGCTGGTAGGGATTGTGGCCGTCCAATGCGGCCTCGTAGCGGAGCCGCGCATTGAGCAGACGCTTCTGCGCCGCGGTCAGCTCCTCATGCCGTCCCTGGCGGTAGCTGTTGTTGTGGAGCCATTGCCGGCGCCGGAGTTCCGGCACTTGCTCGCGCCATTTGTCGGGCAGGATGTATCCCTCGCGCTTCAGAAGTTCGATGGTCTGCTCGCGCGGGAGGTTGAAGCTGTAGATGCCTTCCGGCGTGAGCCTGCGCCGCTGGTGTTGGCCATATTCGTATTTGCGGATCATGCGGCTCCACCCGTAACGGCTGGTGCCTTCGGACGTGGCCATGCCGATGTTGCCGCGTCCGACCGGCCGCATGCCTCGATGCGCGTTGACGACCTGGTAGATGTCGGCGCCGTCTCTGATTGCCTGCGCGTCGGCATGTCCGAAGACCTTGTCCTGCTCCTCTTCGCTCATGTTGTTGAAGCGGTCCATCGGTGATGTGATCCAGCCTTGTTTCTCGGCCTTGTCCTTGCCTTTGCAGGGGATGGTGCGACCGTGGCATTTCGGATGACGAAGGAAGTCGTTGTTGTGCCGGAAGTATTTTCCGGCGAGGATGGCGCATCGTGGGCAACAGTCGGGTGATTCGACGCGCACGTAGCCGACGCCGGAACGCTGGGTGATGCTGACGCCCATCGCGCTGATTGACGTGTCCTCGATGGCCTGCATGGCCATCTGGCGAAGCGTAGCACGACCTGCCATCATGGCATCGGATTCACCCATGCCTGACTTGATGGCCGACAAAGTGCGCGTCACCGGGATATCGAAATATGATTCGAGGTCGATGCCGCTCGGTGCGAAACCCGTCCCGAAGGCGAGGGGATTCGCAATACCGTCAGGGCGCACGTAGTCGCCCTGTTCGGCGAGCATCAACGTGGACGAGTCCATCGCGTCGCTCGCGGCGCGGGTCTGCAGTGTGGCGAAGAGCGTTAGGAAATCGGCGTTTGTCCGATTCCAGCTGTCACGCACCCGTCGCGGATCCACGCCCTTCCATGTTTTGTCCGCCGCCTTCACGGCCAGCAGGCAGAGTCGGGCCAGTGTGTTGCGGCTGTCCGACAGGCTCTCCAGCGTCACCGTCATCAGATGCACCTCCGACCTGCAGGCTGCGGGCTATCTCCGCCATCTCCGGATCGTGATTCTCGTCGTCCACCATGCGCATGATGCGCTTGATGTCCTCCGGACTCTGACCCATCTGCTCGGCGATCCACTGCAATGGATAGCCGAGCTTCTTGTATTTGAGCATCGCGTCGGCCATCAAGGCCTCGGACCGGTATTGCGGTGTGGCGAACACGACTTTTGAATCCTCGAGGATGCGGGCGGATTCCTCGTCGTCCTCGAGCGTCATGGCCATCTCGCACAATTCGCGCACCGGCTGACGCATGAAGCTGATACGCTCCAAGGTCTTCGACACGAGTCCGGCTTCCGCGACCTCGTAGCCGGTGGCCGGCACCTCGGCGTTCGTCAGCAGATAATGGCCAGGAGTGCGGGTCTCTGCCGCGATGTGCTCGACGGCTTTTTGGATGATCGGCAGGAACGCCTGCAGGTTGCTGGCGGTCCATTCGCCGATCGACACGTTGTCGCCGGTGATCTGCATGATGCGCTCCATGACCTGCTTGTCGAGATTCACGGGACGCTCTCCGACCTGCTCGCCGGTTGCCTTGTCGAACACCGGCTCGGACAGCGAATCGCCGCCGAGAATGACCCTGGCGGGCATGGACGCGAAATCCAAAGCATTCAAGGTGTATGCCCAGCAGACGTTGACGGCGTCCTGCATCGATTCGACCTGCTCCACATCGCTGATAGGCAGGTCATCCAGGAGCATCTGATTGCGGAATTCGACCAATGGCACGCGTCCGAGCGGGTTCGCGCGCGCCGAATCCGGAACGAACCGCCAACCCTCAACGCCCGGTGGAAGACGATTCCTCTCATCGTCGCCGCCTGCACGCACACGAACCACGTCGAACACCATGTCCGGCAGCAGCAAAGTGCCGAATTCATGCTCCTCGTCGTATCTGACCAGGAGTCCTGCGTCGACCTCTCCGGTGAGCGGGTCGTAGTGTACGGCCGCGCTGTCCGGGTGTTCGAAGCTGATGCGCGCTCTGCCGTCCGGCATCGACGTGACCAAGCCGAAAGCGCGTCCGGTCGTGGTCATCATCAGCGCGCTCTCCTGCAGCTTGCGGTCGCAGTCGTTCCGTTCCCACACGCGCATCACATGCGAGTCCAATTCGTGATCGTCATATGGGATGAAGCCCTTGAAGTGGATGCGTTCGACAGGCGCCTGCGCCACAGGCAGACACCAGTTGTCGGCGAAGCCGGAAAACCTATCCGCCATGTAGCGTTTGAATTCGTCGGATGCGAATTTCAGGGTGCCGCGCTTGCCGCGCACGTAATCCGTGTGCTTCCTGATGTCCGGCCGACGGTTCTCGATCTTCAGGGCGAGCAGGTTCGCCATGCAATTCACGTCATCGGCGGTACGAATCATTAGAACCCCCTAGTGGTAGAACCAGTCAGCAGGTACGCCTTGCGTTTCCTGCCCCAACCGGCGGCGCGTGCATCACATGCCGCCTCATGCGCCAGCACGCACGTCACCGCCGCATCGATTTTCCGCGTCTGCTTCGGCTTGCCCAACCCGTAGCGTTCGCCGGATTTGGCGAAGCGTCTTGCGTTGCGCATGTGCGTGATGGTGATCGGACACCCGTCCTGTGTGATCGCGTGATGCTGCAGGTCGGATTCGAAGCGTTTCAATGCCTCCCATACGGCGGTGATGCGGCTCGAACCGCTCATCGCCCAGGGAATGAACTTCTTCGGGCCGTATCTCGTGTCCCACGCCTCGATCTGCGATTCCCACGACACCTCGTCGCGGAAACCCGGATCGCAATAGGCGCGGATTATCCGGTATCGGTCGTTGAGCTCGTCCATGGCGGCATTGACCTCGCTGCGCGGGATGCGTCCGCCCCACGTCTTCGGATTCCAGATCGTCGGACGACGATCCGCGCCATAGCGCGGAGTGAAGATGAAGCCCTCACGGGTTTCCGCCTTGATGCATGTCCAGTCGTCGTTCTCGGAGCCGTCGAAGCCGAGGCACACCTCTGTGCCTTTCGGCGGGTTCTCAAGCCAAAGCTCATGCTCGGACATGCTAGTATCCCATGTTCCTCAAGACCGATTTCGACAAACTCTTCTGCGAGCGCTGGTAGTTCTGGTTTGTGATCTCCCTTGTCGTCGCTTCGCCGAAGGAATTGACGAATGCGCGGCTTGTGCCGCTTGATTTTGGTTGGCGTCGGATCTGTTCGTCGGAGATTCTGTCGCGCTGTGCTCTGGCGGTGTGGAATGCCTTGGAAGCCGCTTGGTATTTGTCGTAGTTCGCCTTGGTTGCCTCCGGGAACACGCTTTCCGGCATGCGCTGGTTGTATTGCGTGGCTCCGTGCGCGGTTCTCTGCATGATTTCCGATGCGGCGTCCATGCGGCTTCCCGCATCGCGCATCATCTTGGTGAGATCCGAGTCGCTTACGGATGAGAGGTCGGTGGCAGAGCCTCCCCCTCCGCCGCCATGTCCGCCACGGCCTGCGCCCGAGCTTGATCCTCTTCCGCCCATTTTTTCATCCTTTCCACATTGCTGTTTTCGTATGCGACGACTTCGGCGCCACCGAAGTCGAAAAACGGAATGGCATCTCCGTAGAGGAGAATCTTTTCCGGTTCAAGCCTGTCGATCGCGTACCGCATGCCGAGCCGCCAATAGAGCTCTGCCGTCGGATTGTCATTCGCTCCGACAGTGCTTACCGCGACGGTGGAGTTGTTTGGAATGCCTGAAAAGCAGTAAGAGAACGATTCTGGGCCAGCCCATTGAAGCGTTGGGATGACTTTCAGCCCGCAGGACTGCCAGTATGCTCCGATCAGACGGCTTCGGAAGACGTTATAGATCTTCATCGCTTCCGGCATGTCCATGTATGTGCTGAAATCAGGCGTCAGCACACACTGGAAGCGTTTGAGCGGTGCGATGTATCTGTCCGGCTGGTTCCAGACTCTCTGGAACTGGTAGTCATCGATGAAGAAATGGATTCCGCAATGCTTGACTGTCTTTTTGCCGGTCGCGTAATTGAAGCCCATCAACGTGTCAGGGGTGGTGACGTCCTGTTTTGCAAGCATTGGCATGTCGTATCTGCCAACCGTCCGCACCTTTTGCAGCAGCGGAAGATTGTATTGCCTCATCGTCCGCATCCTTGATTTGTTGAGTGGTCTATTGTCCCGCATAGCAGCTCTCCCATAGTCCGTCCTCGAGCCATGCGCCGCCGCCCTGCACCATTCGGTTGCCGAAGAAGCGTTCGGCCTGAGCGGGGTCCTTATCCATGAGCGCCTCGGCCTCCGCCTCGACGGAGTCCAAAGGCACCCACGGGCTGCCGGCGTAGACCCATTCGAGGATCCTGCGGCGTTCGCGCCGGTTGTTGAAGCTGTATGGCGTGCCGTCCTTGTGCCGCAGGTCCGGGTTAAGGTCCGGGTTGCGGTAGAAGATCCACACGTCCGATGCCGATGTCTCGAATTGCTGCTGTGCATAGGAATTTTCGCCGGGGTCGTAGGCGTTGGTCCAGAAGTGCGTTCTGCCGCCCATGCCTGCGGCGCCACGACGCTGCGTATCCGCCACGTCGAGCATCCCATTGGATTTCGTGTATAAACCGGCCTCGTCCTGTTCGGCGTCCGAGATCGGGTTGCCCAGACGGCTGGTGGCCGAGGCGGTCACCACGTCGATGCGGTCGAGGTCGAGATCGTCATCATCCAGATTGATTCCGGGGCGCAGGATTCGGATGAAGCCCTCGCGCACCTTGAGCAGCTGCTTCAAGGGGCCGAGCCGGATCATCGCGACCAGTGGACGGTAGGCGTTGCGCACCTGGTCCTCGGAATTCGCGGTCAGCTGGATGAGCGGCGACGGGTGACGCATGCCCTTCGGCTCGCCCGGATTGTAGTGGTAGACCCATCCGCAGGGGCAGCCGTTGTCGGAGCAGCGGTACACGTCACCGGGCTTCGCCCATCCGGCGAACACGACTGGGCCGCATGCCTCGAGTATGGCGCATGACGCCTCGGTCGGCCCCTTGCCTGTCTTCTGCGGGGCGATGCAGCCCGTCAGACGATATTGGAAAGCCTGGTTGAGGACCAGCGGATTATCGACCGTGACCTCCTCGGGCGGGACGAACTCCGCGTCCTCGCGCACACGCCACCTGTGCGCCGCATACCAGAACTGCCAGTCCGACCAGCAGAAGGGCTTGCCGCGAAGGATGCCGTCGGGCTGGCGCACATGCCGCCGCACCCAGGCGTCCTGCAGGTCGGCGAGGGTCGGGAAGTCGATGATCCAATCGTCGGCCATGTCACGCCCTCAACCGGCGTGGGAACTGGACGATCTTGGTGTCCATGCCGCTCTCCGCGGCCTCCGCGTCCGTGGCGGGCACCTCGTGGGCGGCCATGTCGACGTTGTCCTCGGAGATCTTCCAGCCGAGCGCCTGTAATCCAGCCTCGGACAGGCCTATCCGGTCCTCGAGCCTGATCTTCACGGCCACGTCGGCCGCCTTGGCCGACGGGCTCTCGCACACCACGCATTCGCGGACATACGAGGCGATCTGGTAATGCAGATACTTCAGCTGTGGCTGTTTCCACGCGCGCGCCTGCGGCAGACGCCACAACTGCCTCCACAGTTCGGCCTCCCGGGCATTCCAGGATTCCGACCCGGCCCTGTCCTCGATCCATTCCTGCGATTCCTTGTCGAAATCGCGGATCACGTAAGGCGGCAGCGGAAACTTCGGCGGCCGGCCCTTGTATTCCGTGTTCGGCAGACTGCGCAAAGTGTATCCCCTGCGTTCGCTCGCACCGCTCGACGGATCCGGCATCGGACCGGATCTGACGCGTTTTCCTCCTCTTGGCATGTCTCCTCCATCGTCGGACGGCCTCGCGCCGTTCCTTCGCTGTCGGCGGCCGGGCCTTTCGCCCGCCCCCCTCTGAAACTTTTGAACCCTCCGCACCTCGGAGACAGCTCTCCGGCGGTTCCGCTACCCAAACTGTTAGGGGGTATCCCCGTGGGTGTTTTGACGGTTTGCTTCCGTTTGTTTTGCAACGGTTTTTGTTTGACTCGCTTGTTGCTGCGATGAGTCGCGAATCGAATCGAGAAGACTTGGTCGTTTTCGTCTTTCGTGTCGTTCGACGTGAGCGGCTGGCGTCGTCGGCTTGGCTTCGATGAAATGTTTTGTTTTGGTGCCGAAGCCTGTGTGTGTCAGCTGAGGTTTTGCCTGTTGTTGAAGCCTGAAGGTTTCGTCCTTGCGGTCTTGCTGTCGTGGCAGCGCTTGCACAGGCCGCGCATGCGTTGCGGGTCGTTGGGGTCCAAGCCTGCTTCGACGAGCTCGATGCGTTCGATCGGCCAATGGTCGGCTATGGTGCTGGGGGCACCGCATAGGCCATGGTGCCTTCCGCATCCGTCCGGCCCGTCGCCGGGACAGACGCACCGCGGGTCCCTTGCCAGCACGCGGGCGCGTGCGAGGCGATGCGCTTTCGACGTGTATGGATTGCGGCCTCGTGTCCGGCGCTTGTCTTTGGCTTTCCTACATTCGTCGCACAGTGAGCCGGAGGAGACCAGGTGTGGGCAACCGGAGGTGGAGCATACCTTGTACATCAATCCCCCATCATCACGTAAGCGCGGGATTGGCTTGCCTGCCGCTGTTGGTGTATGCCCACTCTGACGTGGAGTGGGCGGAGCGTGTCCGATATGCCGTTCGGACAGGACGGGATATAACCCAAGGAGTTAGGAGAATCCATCGGTGGATATGAAAAGGGTTCAAACCGTTTTCCGGTTTGAACCCTTTAATCCACTGACAATTCTGCCTTGCACTTCGAAAAATGTCAAATCACGTCATGCCGGGCGAGGCGCGCGTGTACGTCGGACAGGCGGTACAGCGGCTGTCCCTTCTCGTTTCTGCCGGACGGCTGGAGCCTGCCACGCTTGCGCCACGAGTAGATCGTGTTAACGCTGCACTGAAAGCCGCACTCGCGCAACAGCTCCGCACACGCTTGCGCCGTGAACGCCCTGCCTGATTCGATGCACTCCCGCAGGAATCCCAATCGCACATCTACCACGCGATAAGTGTTGCCGCACACCGGACAGTCAACGCTTACCGCGCCGACCTCCGCACTCAGCTCCACGCCGCACAACGGGTTCAGGCACCTGCCGATGCTGTGCCTGGATGGCGGCACGTCGATGATGCCCAGCGTCTTGCGCGCCAACCGCTGCCAGTCATGCCAGATCAACCCGATGTCCGGCAATCGTGAAAGACAATTGCAATCCGCGCAGATACTCAGGCATTTCAACACGGACGGATGAATCCTGCTATCGGCCCATGGCATGGCCGGCGGAGCATACAACCGCCGCCAAAGAGCGACAGCCAGATCATCGATCTCCTGCAGATGGTCAATCACAGACAACCTGACCGGCGTCGGAGCCGAAGCCAAATTGGTACGGCCGGGCTGATGGCCACCGTAATGTGCGGTGCTGTCCAGAAACTCGCGCAGGACCTGGATCCATGACGGATAGTCGCGGAGCCATCCCCTCATTACGGCATCGCACTTGTCACACAGCGTATTGCGCAGATTGCACTCCCCGCCGCACACTTGGCACATGCCGGCGAGCGCTGGCTTGTGTTGGTTGGTTTGTGCTGGTTGTGTCTGGTTTGGTGTTGGTTGGGATTCGTTGGTTGGTTCGTTCATTTGTTCGATTCCCTCCGGCGGGTGTAGTCTGGTTTGTGGTGATGCCAGGAGCCCGGCCGGAAGGTCGGGTTTCTTGTTATTCGCGGGCGTGTTGGATGATTGCTTTGATTTCCTCTTTGGGGACTTGTGGCATCAGTGGCGCGATCTCATCGAGGCTGTATCCGGCCTGATGCCATTTGATGATCATGTCCATGAGGGTTTTCTTGACTTTCATTTCGTTTCCCTTCGTATTTGCTGGATGATCGTCTCGTATGGTTTGCGGTGGAAGATGCGTATCCACCATTCGGGGCGGCGGCCCCATATGGTTTTGACTTCGGTGAGGGGAAACCATGATACGTACCATTTTTGGCAATTTCCGCAGTACAGCACCTCGCCTTCCTCCTTCGGTCTGGGATGCTCATGGTCGAACGCTGGCGGCCTTGGCACCAAATAACTTCGATTGCTCATTTTGTGTCCTTGAGTGTGATGCGTTTCATTCCTTCGCCGCCTTCATTCCTTGGACTTCACCGTCGAAAAAATCGATGATGAGATTGCAGATGGCGGCCGCCGACGTTTTGAGCTGGGCTTTTTCCTCTTCGTTTTCGGCTTTGATGGCGAAAACGGCATCCTTGCTGTTGAAATTGATTCTCATTTCGTGTCCTTCGTGGTTGGGCGGACGGTGAATGCGACGAGTCCGGTCTCGGCATGGAATACCTTGGCCGGCTCGCCAGTCCTCAGGGACATGGCATGCGCGTAGTCGCCGGCATCGTCGATGTTCTCGAACGTTCTGATGCCTTCCGTGGTGACGACGTTGTAGCTCATCTTGCCGGCTCCTTGTCTGCACCGCTCACATGGCTCCAGTCGCAGGACAGGCCGGCCTGCTTGCCGTTCGTCGAGTAGACGATGCAGTCCACTTGCCTCGTGTCGGTCAGGGTGATGACGCATTCCGTGAATACGTCGGCCCCGGCGGAGCACTGCGAGTCGACGGACCTGACCTCATGCGCTGGCGTGGAAGGCTCCGACGCGCTGCCGCATCCTGCGAGCGCGGTGCAGAGGGTGAGGGTGATGGCGGTAAGTGTGGCGCAGATGGTGTTTCTCATTGTTCGTTCCTTTGATGGTGGCTGGCGTGGTGGTTCCAGAGGCGGATGGCTTTTTTGAGGTTTTTGCCGTCGACGTGGAGGATGCATTTGTGCCGGCAGTTGGGGCAGATGCAGCCGTAGATGGTGTTGACCGGTTTGCGGGTTCGGAGGTTGTAGATGGTGCCGAGGGTCAGGATGAGCGGCCGGGACTTGCGGCATGCCGGGCAGGGTGCAGGTCTGCGCCATTTGCGTGGGTTGGTGGCGATTCTGACGGTGTCTGTGTGGTGCATTTCATTCCTTTCCGTAGATGGCGAGGCTTCGTATGCCGGCGCTCATGTTGTTGGAAAATGTGTTCGGATCGTGGGCGATGATGTCGTTTCCGATGCCCTGGAAGCGGAGGCTGGCGGTGCCGTCGGGATGTCGGATGAGTTCGAGCCGGCCGTCGATGATGACGTCCTGGTCGGTTTGGGCGATGCACCGGCGGCCGATCAGGATGACCGGATCGGCCGACAGCCATTTATGCAGCGGGACGTTGACACTCACCGCGGCTCCTCGCCTTCGTTTCCGCCTTGGGCGTCCTTTCCGGCCGCGTCGTAGCCTTCGTCGTACACGTCGTCGAGCAGCGTCTGGAACTCGGGAGAGGCGAAGAACGTTCTGATGGCGTCCTTGGCCACGCGCCTCCATGGCTCCTTGCCCTCCATGGGCACCTCGTTCCATGGGCGTGGATGGCGGGCCCCGTTGCTATACCAGCGCAGGTAGATGGCCTCGGCCACCTTGTTCTGCGTCTCCAGACCGATCGGAATGGTCTCCTGGTCTGCCATGATGGCTCCTTTCAGTATGTTTCCGGCGGTTCCGTGGCGGTGCGGTCCGCGATGATGTAGGCGGCGAGCGCGATGCATAGGGTGAGGATGATGAGTATGGCGTGCAGGGCGAGCCATTGGATGGGGATCCAGTGGTGGAGGCCGATGCCGATGATCGGCCGGATGATGGCGTGCGGCACGAGCAGCAGCGCGGCGATGGTGAACAACGTGGCGAACCAGTCGCCGACGCGGTTGAAGATGTGGTTGATGGTCTGTTTCATTCCGAGGTTCCTTTCATAGTTGGTACGGTTCATGGCCTATTGGCCATCCAGCCGATCAGGATGGCGGCGCATAGGAGGATCACTGCCGAGATGCTCATCACCTTGCTGCTTCCGTGGCGACGTATCGGACCGGATGATCAGAGAGGTGGCGGATGATGCGCGCGTATTGGCGGATGTCGCGGTCGAGGCATGTGCTGGTGCGGTGGGCGCTGGCCGCAGGCGTCTCCTCTTCCGGTCTCACATCCCAGCCGGCGGCTTCGAGACTGTCGCGGAGGGTGGCCATGTCGATGCGGTGGTAGTGCAGCGGGAGGTTCGGGCAGAGTCGGCCGATGAAGTCGAGGTCGAACTGCGGGTTGCTGCCGGCCGGATGGAGGGTGAACGATTGCGCGAGGCTGTCGACGTATTCCTCGAGCGCGTTCGCCGTCGCCGCTTCCGTATATCCGGCGTCGAGTGCGCCTTCGAGCAGTCCGTTGGCGCAGTGCATGCGCCACGCCTTGAGGTTCTCATCCGTAATGGATGCCTTGCGGCCTTTCAGTCCGATGACGCGGCGGAAACCTCCGACGCACCGCACGCCTCTCATGTCGGTGCAACGCATTTCCACCTCGAGGATCCTGTCATGGTCCGGGTCGAGCCCCGTGGTCTCCACGTCCATCCACAGCAGCATGTCCTCTTTGGCTTTTTCCTCGCTCATCATTGGTTTCCTTTCGTTCGGAGGAGAATGATTTCGGTCTGCATGAGCGGTGTCGCGGTACCGTCCATGTTCAGCAGCATCCACCGGCCCTCCCAGTCGAGCACCGGCACATCACGCGGATCCGCGCCGAACGGAACAATCAATCCCAGCCGCTCCGCCTCGGCCACATGCTGGTGAACCCACCCATGGCAGCCCGTGGTCCCACTGCCGCACAGTTCGACGATGTTGGCCGGACTGTGCCGCACATCCGGATCCGCCGCCCGCCGAAGTTGACGGTGATGGCCGGAACGTCCAGGCCAGCATGACGGATCATGGATGTTCGTCCCGCACCGCAGGCAATGCCAACCCTGCCGCTCCAAAGCGGCACGCTTCGAATCAGCAAACTCACTCACAACGCACCCCCTCCTGCATCAGACCGTCAACCAACACCAAACACGAAGTGCAATTGGCTCTCAACCCGGCCGCCAACGCCACGATGCCGTCATCCGCCCTGCCACCGGCGAGCGCTCGCAGTTCGATTGTGCTGGCGGTCTGGGCGGTGTCGGTGAGGAGGCGGCTGAGTTTGTCGAGTTGTTCCCTGGTCATTGGTTGTTCTCCTCGTCTTCTTCGTTTTCGTCGGAGTCGGCTTCGCTGATGGCGGCGATGAGCTGGTCGAGGTGGCTGGTTTCGTCGTCGGTGGGCGTGTAGCCGAGGTCTTGGAGGATCTGGTAGTAGCCGGGGATGCGTCTGCCGATGTCGTTGACGGTGGTCCAGTCGGTCGGGTCGATGAACCATTCGATGCGTGCGGCGAGGATGGTCACGGCTTCCAGTGGCCAGTCGGCGGTCTGCAGGCTGATGCGCGCGGCCGTGGGGGCGTCCTCGGCGGCGATGCCGCTGATCTTCTCGTATTCCTTGCGGCTGCCGCTGTGTTCGTTCCAGCTGTTGACGGCGTCGACGAAGCCGCCTGGGAAGGGGTCGATGATCTGCAGAAGTCCGAGCTTTGCCGCTGTTTCGATGAGCTTGTCGCGTTTGATGCCGTGGAGGTTGGCGTGGAGCCATGCCATGCGCTTGTCTGCGGATGCGGCGGCGTATTCCTCGAGCGCGTGCCGGCGGGCGTCGCGTTCGGCCTGTTCGGCGGCTCGTCGGGCTTCCTTTTCGGCGATGGCGGTCTTGTCGCGGCGGGTCCAGAGGTAGACCTGCTGCGACGTTTCGTGGATGGACACGGCGGCCGGGTTCTGTTCGCGGATCCTTTCGATGGCTTCTTCGGGGGTGCCGGTGGACGGGAACATGCAGCCGAGGTAGCACCATTCCGGGTCGTTGAACGGCTTCTCGGGGTCGGGGATGAAGTTGATGCCGTTGTCGGGCTCCCCGAGGAGCACGGCGACCGATTCGATCCATTGCCGGTCGCGGTCGGCGCGTTCGATGCGGCTGAGGGTGTAGTCGAAGTTCGAGGTGCCCGCCGCCTGCGCGAGGCGCTTCTGCAGATCCGGACGGCCGTCATATCGCGCTATGGCCACGAGCTGGCCGATGGAGATCTGGCCGAAATCGTCGCGTGTCCGCCTGACCTCGGTCTTGATCCCGGCGACTTTGGCGCGGTCACGCACATAGTCGGCGCTTCGGCCGAGCCTGTGCGCGACGCCGGCGGTGGTGGCCCCCAGATCAAGCATGCCCTGGATGGCGTCAGCCTCCTCCAACACGGTGAGCTGTTCGCGCTGGCAGTTCTCGGTGACCATGGCCTCCAACTGCTGCAACGGGTCGAGGTCAAGCACGAAGCATGGGACGGCTCCGCTCCCCGCCTGCTTGCACGCCGCAAGGCGACGATGACCGGCGATGACCATGTAGCGCTCGCCGTTGGGTACGACGCTGAGGGGCGTGAGGAGGCCGTTGGTTTTGATGCTGGCGGCGAGGTCGGTCACGTCGCCGATGTTTTTGCGTGGATTGTCTGGGTGGGGGTCGATCAGGCTCGTGTTGATGAGCTTGATTTCGTTGCTTTGGTAGCTGCTCATTGCTTCTCCTTGCTGGTTTCTTGGTTGTTGAGTTCGTCTGCGCACGCCTGGCATGCCTTCCACCATTCGCTTGGATGTCCGTCGCGGAGGCTTCCGGTGTGGTCGTATTCGTCCTCATGTGGATCCATGAGCTGGTGGACGTGTTCGCAGTTCCAGGTGTGCTTGTGCTGCCGCGTGGGTGTGATGGGTTCCGGTGCCCATGTCTCCCATTGGTCGCGGAGCCATGTGTTGAGTCGTGGGATGTGGCCGCTGCGGATCTGGCCGTCGTTGACGGCGTGCTTGTAGCGGCGGAGCGCGGTTTGGAGGCGGGTCAGTTCGACGGGGTTTCCGGCGATGGCCGCGTACAGGGCTCTGGCTTCGACTTCGGTCTTGCGGCCTTTCGCGCCGACGGATCCGGGATAGGTTTCGGCGAAATGGTCGAAGCCGGATTCCGGCGTGGCGGGTTGCTTCGGTTTGCCGGCGGGAGGGGTCGGAGAGGGTATATCGGTATCGGTATCGGTTTTATGCCATGTTTTTGCTTGGCTGTCCCCTAGCAACTTGCTAGAAGGTTTGCTACCGTTTTGCTCTCCGTTTGCTTGGCTGTTTTCCGGCAAGTCGCCCGACGTTTGCTTGGCCTTTTGGTTGGCCGCCTTGCGGCGGCCTCCCTTGCTTCCGGCCTTGCGGCGCGCCTCGCGTTGCTCTTCGGTCAGCACTCGTGGCTCCCTGCAGATGCCTTCCGCGTAGACGGGACGCCATCCGCCGTCGTGCTCCTCCATGAGTCCCGCATCGATGAGCTGCTGGAGCTGGCGCATGGTGCCTCCGGCGTCCTTGAGGTCGAGCTGGTCGAAGTGGCCGGGATACGCCGACGGGTCCTTCGATTGCATCGAGACGCCTTTGGAGTGGATGACGCAGAGTTTGACCCACAGGCCCACGGTGGCGAGCGGCAGGCGGCGGATGCGCCTGTCGTCGGCCATCTGGTCGTCAATGATGAACCACATATCTCTCTTGCTCCTTCCGTGGTTCAGTCGATCTCGCCGGTGTCCGGATCGACGGTCGCCTCCACGTCGCCGTCGTCCATGTCGAGGCTGCGGCGCAGGTCGTCGATGAGGATCATCTGCCGTGACGTGGCGGGTTTCGCGCACATGTTCTCCATGGCCAGGCCGGCGTCGAGGATGCGCTGGGCGAGGTCTGCGCAGTCGTACACGGCTTCGGTGATGGCGTGGATACCGCCCCACTTGTCGATGTGCTCCTGCTTGTTTTTGGTGTCCATGACGTTGCGGCATGCCTTGAGCACGACGGCCGCGGCCTTGGTGACCTGCTGGGTCTTGCCGATGAGGTCGATGAGTGTGTCGGGCGTGGCCTCCTGCGGGATGAGCGCCTGTTGTTCGCTGGCTTTCATTGCTTCCTCCTTTAGAATTCCGGTTCCGGATCCGGTTTGCCGAAGTCTCCGAATGATGACTGGTCGTCCGCCGGCGCGCCCCACGGATCATCGGCCGGAGGCTGGGCGGGTTGCTGTGTCTGCGCCGACTGTTGCGGCCGTTGGCTCCAGCCACCGACGCCGGTGTTGACGGTCGGCTGCGGCGATGCGGGGTTGCCGTAGACGGGACCGCCCTGGCGGCTGATGCGGGCGACCTGCGCCGTCGCGTACCGCAGCGATGGCCCGATTTCGTCGACCTGCAGCTCCACGACGGTCCGATTGGTGCCGTCCTGCGCCTGATACGAGTGCTGCTTGAGCCTGCCTTGGGCGATGACCCGCATACCCTTGGACAAAGATTGGATGCAATGCTGCGCGAGGTCGTTCCATGCCGAACAGCGGAGGAAGAGCGCGTCTCCGTCCTCGTACTGTCCGGTCTGCCGGTTGTACTGGCGTGGCGTGTTGGCGATGGTGAAGCTGGCGACCTGCGCGCCCTGGCCGGTGGTCCTCAGTTCCGGATCCGCGGTGAGGTTGCCGACGATGGTGATGACGGTCTCCCCTATGGCCATGTCAGGCTCCCTTCACATATCCAGCCGGTTCCGGGCCGAGCTGGCTTGGATCCTTGGCCTTCCACGCGCATTTCGCGCGCAAGCAACCGGCCTCGCGGTCGATGACGATCTCGCCGAAGCGCGCCGGCGCGACCATGGTGAGGTTCCAGCCACGGTCGCGGTTGAGCGCGCTGATGGTCTCGTACAGTTCGCCGATCAGCTCGGCGGACGTCATGCCGACGCTGGCGGGCGTGAGCGGCCATTCGAACCACTTCTCGCCTTCCGGCCTGCTTGGTGTTTTGCTTGGCAACGTTTGCCTCCTTTGGATTGATGTCGTGCCGGGGCGCGGATTCGAACCGCGCATCCATCCGCCGACGTGACCTCAACACGCCGATCCATGGCGCCCGCATCCTGTCGCGGGCCCCGGCGAAGGCCGGACGGGAGGAGAAGAGAGAAGATGACCCGTCCGGCTGGTTTTAACGTCTTTTCCTTGACGCGCGGGCGGTTCCGGCATGGCCGCGCATGACGAACCACGTCCATGCCGCAATGTGTGCGGAACCGTCCAAGTCCTTCACTGCCGTTGCTCGTCCAGCCAGCGCGCGAAGCGGGGGTCGGAGCACAGGCGACGCATGATGACGGCCGTCGGAATGAGCACCGCGAACGGCGCGGCGATGAGATGTTCGATCGGATGCGTGCACGCCGGCGTGCAATACAGCACCCACATGGCCAGCAACCACACCGCGAACAGCAGCTGGTGCAGGATGACGTGGGCAAGGGCCTTCATCACATCAGCTCCTTGTTGATGGTGTCGATAACGATGTCCACGAGGTCGGCCACGTCGAGGTCGACGTAGCCGACGATGTGACCGAGCGAACGCCTTGCTTCGATTTCGTCCCATAAGTCGCCACAGGCCGGACTGATGGCGTCGCCATGGTCGTCGAATTCGTCAAACACGGCCCTCACGCACGCTTTGCGAATGTCGTTCATGCAATGCTCCTTGTGCAATTCGTCTCGCCTTCCTCAAGCCATTCGGCCACGGCCGTTTCCGGATAAAGGATCATCCGCCCGTGCTTCACGAACCGAGGACCCTGTCCACGGAAACGCAACTGGGCCAGATACCCCTGCCGCGTCCGAATCTCCTCCGGCGTCTCGGCCCCGAAAAGCCTCGCCACCTGCGTGGTGGTCATCATCTGCTGCAAGACCATCACGCACCCGCTTCCAACGACGGCTGAGCGCGACCCCAGTACCGGTCGATGAAATAGCGCTGCCCCTTGCCGGTGACCTTCGGAGTACGGCTGACCGTGGTGTGCCCATCGGCATGGGTGACGGTGGTCTCCTTAATGCGGAACAGGCCGAGGTCTATCGCACGCTGTGTCGGCACGTTGCGATTCGAACCGGACTTGCCGAGATACCCGTCGGCCTGCAGGAGACGGAACAGCCGGTTCTGGCCGATGTCCATCCCGTTCTGCCGGAGCATCTTCGCCAACTCGCCGACCAGGCACGTGCCATCGGACGCGGCGACAGCATCGGCAAACCGGGCTTTCGGCTCCAATACCTTGATTTGCGCGTCCTTGGCTTGAAGCTGTTGGTTCTTGCGCTCGATGGTCTTCTGCGCGACAAGCACGGCCCTGGCCATGATGTCCTCGTCCGAATCCGACTCGGACGTGGGGATGTAGCCGCCGGTCCTGCGAATCTGGGGAAGCACCTCATGCGTGACCCAACGTTGGAAACGTTTCACGAACGCCTTCGCTTCCGGATTTTTGACATAGGCGGCTTCGCGATTGAGAATTGCACGATAAAGACCAGACTCAGTAAGAACCGTCATTTTCTGCAATCCGCCAAGGGTAGGCACTTGGTGCATACCCTTCTCGTCACTGTCGAGATTTCGCGCCATGTCTTTCGCATTTCCATAACCCAGCAGCTTGGCAATGTCCGATGCAACGAACATCACTTCGTCGCCATCGGCGAGCGTCCTGAAACTGTTGCCTTCGAATTCGAAAGTCTGGATTTCGTTGTCCACTGGATTCTCCTTCCTGTTCATGCTTTTATGAATGTTGCCTCTGAATCTTTTTCTTCGGAATTTGCTGCGATAAAAATGTCAAGACCATCCCTCCATCTCAGTGCTGGAGCAATCTTGTCGAGGACTCGAATCGGCCATTCACGCTGATTGCGCATATACCGATTCATGACAACGCGATTGATTCCAACTGCATCAGCGACGTCGGATTGGGTGATTCCAAGTCGAGCCATCCTGACCTTGATTGCCTGCGTCACATATTCATTGCTGGTCACATCACCTCCATTCCCCGAATATTCGGGATTCCTTTCGATGTTTACCGGATATTCGGTGAACATGCTTACAATGTACTCCCGAATATTCGGTATGGCAACTTCAACACGCCGAACGGTGAAAAGATGTAACTTCCCGAAAATTCGAATACAGTCATCAGTATGGATAGCAGCACTACACGCACCGACATAGTGATTTGCAAATACATCAGCCAGGCAATGGAAGCCAAAGGAATAACCCAAGCCGACCTCTCCAAGGCACTTGAGGGACGTTCCAAAGGATATGTCAGCGACCGAGTACTCGGTAAGCGTAGCTGGGCAATCAGTGAGCTTGACCGCCTCGCACCACTGTTCGGCCTTCCCGATGCGCTTTCGTTGGTAGCTGCAGCATGCGGATCGATTTCATCTCAAGCCGTCAGCGAGCGCGAATCTCGAATCTCGGATGACCTGGTTGATCGTATCGCCGCGCACCCCGAAGACTATGACGTGGCCGCCAACATAGATGAGAATCGTGACGCGGAAAGCGAGACGCCGGATGACTGACATTGTCGAAAACACAGAAATAGACATTTCCTTTGATACGGAAACACTCGTGAGCGAAAAGTGAGATCGTGATGGCATGGATAATACTCATCATCATCCTCGGAACCGCAGTCGCAATTGCGTTATCCGACGGAAAACAAACAAACGCGGACAACGGCAATGAGACAGAAAGGACGACGGAATACGATCGTCGTTTGGTGCGGGATGGCGACACCTTTAGGGAAGTAGTAACCGAAAAAGACGCGCGTAAGACGAACGCCACCTCGAAGGATACCCCGACGCTCTCCGTTTATACGGAGACCCCATACCGCCGAAAGCCAGATCCGCGATGCTTGCGTCCGGTCAGGGGACTGAAGGAGTATGTCCCAATCTACAGTTCCGCTTTTCTCCCACCGGAACACCAGCTTGACCTAGTCACCATATTCGGCGATGGAAACACAAATCTGAAGCTTGCTTTGTTCAACGGTCAACTTGTATTGGAAGCGCCCAATGGGATACTGCCGAACAAAGCTTCAGGGCAAATATACAAGCTCGGCGTTTTCACCTGTTCCCTTCGTGGCGGCTCCCACTACGAGAAAGCCCTACGGGCCGCCGACACACGTCCTTTGAGACCAGCAATGCTTGTCAGGGAACCGGGCAACCAGTATGATCGCAACGCCGTGGCGATTCACGCGCCCAACGCCGGTCTTATCGGATATGTCAACAAGCAGAACGCTGCACGTTTGGCAAAACACATGGATTCCGGCGAAGAGTATTCAGCGATGTTCACCTGTGGCAACGCTCCGGGAGCGGGAAACGGAAACCCAGTGGCGCTGCTTATAGCTCCGACAAACGTGATGACGACCATCATGCGCAACAGTGGGCTGATGGACAATCAGCAGATAGAAAGGACGGAAACCGTCAGTATGGATACCAACTGTGATTTGGAAAGCGAGACGCCGGACGACTGACGGCGGGAACCGTTGGAAACACTGGGATTAGACCATTTTGCCGAGGTCAGGAAATCATATGGTTGGGATGATTTCCTGAGGTCAGGAAATCATCCCAACCATCAAGGAGGAGACACATGGACAAAAACGAGATAGCACGTCACGCGAACGAGCTCGACGCGCTTTCCCACGAAGAAGATGGCGTTGAATACTGGCTCGCCCGCGACATCATGGAACACATGGGATATTCCAAGTGGGAGAATTTCGCGAAGGCGGTGCAGCGCGCCAAGGACGCATGCGCAAATTCCGGCCAGCAGGTCGAAGCCCATTTCCGAGACACCACCAGGAACGCGGCAACCGTCAACGGAGGAACCCGCGTCATCGGGGACGTGAAACTGACCCGGTACGCGTGCTATCTGGTGGCGCAGAACGGCGACCCGCGTAAGGAGGAGGTCGCGCTGCTGCAAAGCTACTTCGCCGTGCAGACCCGCACCGCCGAACTGCTCGAGCAGCGCATGGGCGAGATCAGCCGGCTCGCCGGACGCGAGGCGCTGGCCGTCGAGGAGAAGCAACTGTCCAAGCTCAGCTACGAACGCGGCGTGGACGAACGCGGGTTCGGCATCATCCGCAGCCACGGCGACCAGGCGTTGTTCGGACGCAGCACGCAGGCGATGAAGGACAGGCTCGGCGTGCCGAAAAACCGTCCGCTGGCCGACAGACTACATCCCATCAACGTGACGGCCAAGCAGCTCGCCACGCAGATGACCAACCTCAACATCGAGCAGAAGGATCTGCATGGAACCTCGCAGATTGGCAACGAGCACGTCGGCAACAACCGCTCCGTGCGTAACGCGCTGGTCGAACAGGGCATCGTCCCCGAGGATCTTCCCGCGCAGGAGGACATCCGCAAGATCGAACGTCGCGTGAGGAAGGACGAGAGGCGCGTCGAGGGCACCGGGTTCAAAGCCGTGGAAAGCGAGATGCCAGACGACTGACATTGACACGTTGTACGCGCGGGCCGGGGACATGGGCCTGCGCGTCGAGGAGGACTGTCTGCCCCGTGAGATGAACGGCTACTATTGCGACGCGCTAGGCCTCATCGTCCTGCACGACAAGCTCAACGCGAGGCAACGCCGCTGCACATTGTGCCACGAGCTCATCCACGCCAGACACCATGACCCCGGCTGCGGTACACGATACGGGGCCAAATGCGAGCGTCGGTGTCGCAGGGAGACGGCGTTGGCGTTGATCTCGCCGGTGGATTACGGCATGGCCGAGACGGTGTATGAGGGCAATACGTGGATGATGGCAGTGGAATTGGGCGTCACCATCCAGGTATTGAACGACTACCGGCAGCTATTGTACGATTCCGGCGTGTGCGTGCAATAATTTATACGCCTTTATACGTGCTGATAGAGCCTTATACCCCTTCGGATTCCTTATAAAAAAAGACCCCGGCCACCCGCATACCGCGAGCGCCGGGGTTTGTTTATGCGAAAAGTGCTTTCCATGCAGTGACGGCGACGAATGCTAGGACTCCCAATACACATAGCCACTGGACTATTTGATCGCTTATCCATGAGTACCAGAACATGCGTCTGTGCTTTGATGCGAGGATGTTGGGGCGTTGCCATTCTCGATAATTTCCGTATAGCATGTTCGAGATTCTGACGAATAGGTGGAGGAACGGATGCCACCCAGCAGCTTTGAGCAGCATGCTCATGCTTGCGTCTTCGGAGACTGGTTGGGAGGAATGTTCCATACCTAGATCATCCGGCAGTTTGTCGATCTGTGAATCGTCATCCCTTGGAGGCATGTCATCGATCTGCGCGAAATCGTCATCGATGGATGGGATGCCGTCGTCATCCGACGCGTCGGCCCATCCGAAGTAATCCTCTTCCTTCGTCACAGCGCGAGGATCTTTCGTCTGTATGCGACGGCATCCACGGATACACGGAAGGCTCTCGCTATGGATATGTTGCTGTCGTCGGCTTTCGCCATTCTCCGCAGTTCCTGCTCCGGCATGAGAAGTGCCCCGGCATATTCGTTCGCGATCACCTCGAAGAGGTTCCCGCGTCCGGCGTCGCTACGTTTGTCCACGTATCCCTTGCCGGCTGGTATCACCTTGACATAATCCGCGAGCCGTTCATCAGATGCGGTGTGCGTCATATAATGGCCAAGCTCATGCGCAGCGCTGAAGCGCATTCTGTTCAACGGCTGGTCCTTGTCAAGGTACATGGTGACACTGTTGTCGCCGCCGACAAGCATGCCCCATGTATCCACCCCAAGCTGTGAGCTGTAAACCTCTATCCCGGCGCTCCGTGCTATCGCTACCGGATCCACCGGGTATGAGCCGGACCAGTAGTTCTCCAATGTATCCTTCGCGAGATCGCGTGCAATCTGTCTCGCCTCTCCATATGTCATCGACTTCATCGCACGCCCTTCCCTTGCCTTGTCTTTCAAACTACATGCGAGCGCGCGGCGTCGTCTACATCTCTTCACAATCTGGATAATCCTGACACATTTCGGTGATTTTGGTAAGTGTGGTTCTTCGTGTTCTGACTTGCATTACTTTATTTACTGTGCTGATATAGTTTATATCAAGGAAAGGAGGTGAACATGACACCATCGGAGATAATCACCAGCATCTCGCTTCTCGTCGCGAGCATCGCGGCCCTCATCAAAGCAGTGACCGGACTCATCAAGG